TACTTATTTACCATTAAAGATACAATGCGCAAAATGTTTAATGAAAATGAAGAGAAAACTTCATTAATAAAAAACTTACCAGACAGTGTAGTGGCGAATATAAGCAGCTATATTGTAGCTAGTCCCATGTTTTTAAGCTGGGACTCGGCTTTGTCAGTTATGGATAGTCTCCATAATGAGCAGGTGGTTGATCTTGATTTGTATTATTATTTTCCTTATTTTAGTTTGGAAATAGATACACATCAATATCGCTTTAGGATGCATGGGGAAACTCATGTAGCAGGTAATGCTGTGGTCGAAAACGACTACAACTTGGGTCGAGCCTACGGCATGCGAGATAAGGACGTTAAAAATATGAAATTTTATGATGAGTATTTTAGGGTTCGTAATCACATGGTAGAATGGGTCGAACAGCCTGACCTACGACACCCGTACGTTAGGAAACTAATATTGGACACTACATTCTTTCACCCGGATTGCGGTTACGTGAAGGTAACATCACCATGGAATAGGATTGTAAGTGAAAAGTTAGTTCCACTAATTAGGGGGGCGGGCTCTCAAAAGGGGGCTCATCAGATAGCGAGAACTATGCTTAGGTCGCAAGTATTGCAAATGATGCTGAAAGCTGAATTTTTCAGAATGATCGTCATGAAAGAGATATTTGTGGACGCTTTGGCGGAAGGCGTGGCATCTGTGCGATTCGATATCGTGGAGGGTGTGTTAGGACAAATGCAGTCGGTGTATTCATACTCGACAGCTTTAGTCCGGTTAGGCTATTGGCAGACTGAAACGTATTGGGAGTACATTATGAGGACTCTTGACAACGACGAGAAATTGCGAGTTATGGTATATAACTCAATATATGGTTTCGTGTTAGGTTTGATCTTAGCCGTTTCGGTCCATTTAGTTGGACTCTTAACTATAATAGCGATGCGAACTTTAGTGAGAGTTTTTTACACTGCCGTGAACTGCAGAGTTCATATGATCAGATTGTACAAATACGTTTTCGGTAAATTCGATGTTAAAATTAGGAAAGAGGAAGATAAAAAGGCCCGATTTGTCGCGGAAAGGATAACAACCGATGGAATTTTCTACTCGTTCATTGTGGACGGTGAGCTAGTGGAAGTCCGAAAAGAACCCAGTTATACAGAAAGAGTTGAAGAAATGTCTTTACCAGGAAGTGAGTTATTCCCCAGCACACCACGACCAGTGGGTGCTGTGCTAGTAATGATAGAGGATTTAGAATTGTCTCAAGTTGGAATGTTCTGGAGGTATAAAAATTGGTTAGTTACAGCTAAGCACGTAGCGAATTCAGTAAACTCAGGAGTAGCCGAAGTCTATTTGGCAGGCATGACTGAGAACAAGAAGGGTATTTGTCATATAAACGCAAATAAAGTACACGTGCCTCGCAGCATGTTTGATATCGAAACGGACGTTTTTGGAGATGAAATCGACGTGTTCGCCAGAGAGCTCGACACAGGAATGTGGAGCCGGATTGGCGTCACAGCCGCATCTACTAAAAAAGATAGCGTCTACAATCAGACTGTGAGTGCTGTAGGGATTGTGGGAGATACTTTAATGACTAGTGCAGGTAAGACTAAAGCAGGTAGTGGAGCTACTGAGCTTTGGCATACAGCATCAACATTGAAGGGTTTTTCAGGGTCTCCTATCTTCAGCGGCAATAGTGTTGTCGGAATGCATATAGCAGGGGTAATTGATAAAAACGTAGCAATTCGGATGGAATTGATAGTTAATCGCCTGTATAGTGAAGAGTCAAAGTACGATAAAGTCTACAAATATAGCCACGACTGGAAGTTTAACGGTAAGTCAGTTGAAGTCATCGACACTGGTCGAGACTTCGCGCTTATCGCACCTAACGGCGGAGTTATATATGGTTGGACTCGAGAAGAAACTGATGAACTTTTCCCATCGCGTCAAACAAGGTACCAGGAATTTCAGTCCGAAGAGGAGGAAGAGGAGAATAAGAGGAGGAACGACCTCATATTCAACTTTAAAAGTAAGACTGGAAAGAACTGGCACGATTATGAAGACGAACTCGCTCAATTAGGGTATAATGTAGTTCCCAATCAGGGAACTAAGACCCAGCAGGTGTCCAGAATACCTGTGAGACGAGTCTTGGAATGTGCAAATGTAGCGTATGTAGAATTGGATTGCGAAAAACCAGTTCACTGTAACTCTAGTCCATTAATAGAGCCAGAAGCTAGCGCTTACATAAACGACAATATGGAGAAACTAGAGAGTTTAGGCTATAATAAAAATGAGTTTGAGTTTCCGGAGATTACACCAAAAGTTGAAATGGTTAGTCTGCACAAACACCTAGAGCTGTTCCATGAGAGAAGCTCTAAAATAACTCACCCACCTACACCAGATGAAATCAAGCGTGTAGTGAATATAGTGACTCAAATGCTTCAAGCCAATAGGTTTGAACCGAAAGTTGGTTATAAATCAAAAGAGAATATCATCTCTATAATCGACTCTAGTTTAGTGAAAGGTACGAAGAGTCCTGGACACCCGTACCAATCAGATGGATTAGTCACAAACGAAGCCGTAATTAAGAATTATTCAAAAGCGGGTCTAGCTGAAATAGCAATAAAAGAATGGAAAGCGAAGTTCTATTTAAAGTATTTCATTAAAGCTGACGCGACGAAAAAGAAGAAAATCTTAGCAGGCATGCCAAGAGGAGTTTGTGGTTTTCCTCTCCATAAAATGCTTAAACATCAAGCAATATTCAAAGAGATGTTATTTGTTGCCGTAGAAAATTGGCGCGATTCACCAATTAAATACGCATTTACTCCGGAATTACCGGGTCATATAGAACACCTAGTGAGGCAGTTCGTAGGTCGTAAGGTCTACGAAAGCGACAAGAAGAACTGGGACTTCATGTTTCACGCATGGCTATATGAGATATGCAAACAAATAATGTTGGAACTCCCAATTCAGCCGTGTGATATGACTGATGAAGAATTTGCTGAGTACAAACAAGACATGTCTGACTCAGTCGATGAAGTTTGCAAAGGTAGTAGATATAGATGCACGAATGGCCGTGTGTTCAAATCAGTTATTGATGGAATTCTCAAAACTGGATTTTTGTTGACCATCTTTTTAAACACTAAAGCACAAATTGTTGTGGATGTGTTAATAAAGATTAGAATGAAATTCACAGATGAAGAGATTTTCAGTTTCCTCAATGCACTGATCGCAGGGGGTGATGACGTTCTCCAAACGTTTCACGACGGTATTGATTTAGATCTTTATATATCTGAAGCAGCCAAATTAGGACTTGAGCTAGAACCGTTCAAAGTACATAACAGTTTTGAAGGATGTGAATTCTTCAGCACCGAGTTTAAGTGCGTTGAAGCGTGTTGGACGTTCAGGCCTCTGCGGTTTACTAAACACATAATGAAATTAGAGCGAAATAAGTTAGATGTTTTAGCAGGTTCTCTTAGCAGTCACATGCAAGAGTACTGCTTTGACACTAAACGATTTAAGTTCTTTGAAACTATGTATAAAGTGCTCCGTAAGGAGCACCCGTCACATTTTCCTTTGAATTTGTTACGTACTCAACGTCAGTTGCAGTACAAATGCAAGGGTTGTGAGACGGATGTTTAAGCTAACGCTGCAACGTCACGGGACGACGTTAAGGACGGCCGGAGTCTTCGAGAGACTGTAAATCTAGCGGGGTGGAGGAGAGGAGTAAATAGAAAATAAAAGAAATTTATAATATATGTTTATAGAATGGGCGATGTCGTTAATGCGTTACCGAATTATACAGGCCCTTATATATCAAATGGAAAGATTCAAGCGAGTGTTGAATTTGGTGATAAATTACCTAAGGACCAATTGGATGCGCTATCGAGATTACACGATTCAGCTTACGTTAGGTATACTGATCGTGGTCATCTCGAGGCTGCTGATATAATCTATAGGGAGGAGTCACAAAAACTTGTAGCTAAGTTCCCTGAACTAGCTGGAAATCTTGTGGTCTACTATAACTTTGCGGAGCGGACATTAGCTAACTATGTTAGTGTAACAACTGCTATCTCATTGTTTAAAGGGATCACGATGACTATTCCGACTCTTCTATCGGGAGCTATCACGAATATGTTTCAGTTAAATGATACATTAGTTAACGGCGCTCAATATAAGAAAGATGTTTATGCGTATTACAAGACTGATCCTTTAGGCAACGACAAGAACTATGAAAACCATGGTCCATTGCCGAGTGCTAAGGATACAGCAGAAAATGCTGAAACAAATAAGAAAGTCGCCGAAGCTCTGCAAAAGAAATTAGCGGAGCAGGCGGCGGCGATGGCGGGCTGGGTTGATAAACCACTACCAGTAACGGAGTGGAAATCAACTGACGTCCCTATCCCACCAACACCAACACCAACACCGAAACCTACCATGTATCCTCCAGTGGAGGAGAGGTATGTTCAGAAACAAACTTTTGATGTTCAACAAGACTCATCGTTTATAAGCAGAAATGTTCTGCACACGCTTTGGCGTGGCAAAGCATCTCGTTATCGACGGAAGAGGCATTATCAACCAAGAGGTTTCTTTTCATAGCTAGGAAGGAAGGTTGGCGTAAAAATATATGAATAATAAAATGGTTAAAACTAAGAAACAAGTTAAGAGAACCAATAAAAGACAAGTGGCAAAAGGAAAAGCTAGACGTCCGCAGAGGATGCCAGCGTCATCTCCTTTTGGACCTATAGCTACTATAGATACAGCACCAGTAGCGATTGGCAACAGCTTAAAAGGCTCTGGCGCACGAGTCATTCCGATTAACAACGGAGTGAAGGTTTGCGGAAGAGATTTTGCGTTTAATCCGATCGGAACAGGGTCTGTCACAACATGGACGCTTTGCGGAGGTACTCCTTTAGCACCAGCGGCGTTCAGCGATAGCAGTATTCGACAATATCTGCAAATGTATCAGAGATTTAGATGGAAGAGATTGATAGCTCACTACATCACATCATCGCCTACCACGGCGACGGGTGATGTCATGTTCTATCATCAGAAGAACCGAAATTCGGTCTTCTTAAGTCAGACATCAGCTATGCTGTTACCATTTGTGTTGTCGGACGAAGATACTGTCATCGGACCACAATGGACCAACCATAGCGTTGATCTCCACATTAAACCAGTGTGGAAGAGCACAGATTATGGCATGAGTTCAGTGAGCGATGACTATTGTGAAGGTGAACTCTTTCTTTTGTCGAAAACATCGACCACGGATTCTCCGGGTTATGTTATTTTCGATTATGAAATTGAGTTTGCCGAATTGCAAATCACACCACGACTTTTAGCATTGCCTTTGCCAAGGGCGATGTGGTCTCAATTGAATTTGGGAATGAGTGCAGCGGGAGCTGTCACCCAATTCAGCACAAAAGTTGATTTTGTTCCCATTAACAATAATTTGTCGGGAGCGACTTCAGCTCTTCCAACTGGAGCGGCAGTTGGAGACATCTATAAGATTATTCTTGATGTCACAAATTCAAATAACGTGAATAGCGGCGCGTGGGTTTTGCTCACAGCCGCCAATGTCTTCGGACTCAGTTTAGGTATAGTTAATGAAACTTTACCAGTCGTAGATGGCACAACCTTGTATGGTGTGCTCAACGCGTCTAGTCAATTTCAATTGTACGCAAACATAGAATCCGCAGTCACTAACGGCAATAACTATTTGACCTTCGGATCTACCCAAGGAGCAACAGCATTTATAACATTTCAATGCTGGATTTCCTTGTGTACGACGGTTGGTACAACCAACACTAATCCTAACTTTTAGATATGTGTGTATTATATGCTAAGAACTTTAAAGCAGTTCTTAACCAGGTCCCCTGAAAATGAGTG